ACAAGACGGACAAGATGGACAAGACGGCAGTCAGGGCCCGCAAGGCCCAGCAGGCCCGCAAGGCCCTGCGGGAGCAGATGGGGCGGATTGCCAATGTCAATTTGTAGGCGGTGATCTGCCAAAATCTATTTGGTTGGCACCCGAATCTCTTTACAAGAACGGCATCGTCGGCAATCCCGCGAAAACTTTCTTGTCGCAGAATCTGTCGATGGATCCGCTGTATCCAACAGATTTTGCATATGCAATGTCAGTCTTCTCTGCAAACAACATTGCACCGACAACTGAAGCACCTTTCTACTACAGAGATCCAACTGACTCTGTGAATGAAAGTACCTTCCCATATGCAAGATTCACGAAACCACTTACCGTTTCTCCGAATCCAAATGTCAAGATCAATCGATCCACGGTATACAACCTGTCTGTGATCAACGACTCTGCTTCGGCATTTGCAACACCGTTTGATATCATCTTGACTCGCGGTGTCTACACCCTTAATCAGCCGTGGTTCAACTTCATTGACCGTGACCTTTACATTCGGGCAGAACAGGGAAGTCTTGTTACACAGACGGTTCAGGGAATCACATTCCTTCCTCTGTATACGGCACTTGGAGCAACAGATAATACGCGGTTTGCACTTCAGGTAAACATCGGCACGGCACAAAGCATGATTGCAGCAACGGGAAGTGCAGTTCGCTTCCTTCCACCACTAGCCCTTGTCGGTGGTATGACAAATTCCAACGGCATCTCTTCAGGATTCGACGGAGCCACAAGCGGCACAGGCGGTCTGATGAACATGATCGTGGGTGGACATGAAGTAGTCGGTATCAGCGGACAGTATTTCACGCTGCATGTCAAGAACGAGGGTTCAATGACATTCGGCAATCTGCTGAATCAGACATTCACCAACTACATCAATTCGGTTGATGTATACGGTGTTACCATCCATACAACATCCTCAAATGGTGCCGTATTCTCAGGAAGAAACACGCGGACATACATTGGCGATTGGGCAGTTGGCGGGACAGATGGTGATGGTATTGCGTTTATCAATCACTCCACCACAGCAGCGATGACCGATGCTTCCTTGGCATCATTCATTACGGGTGGGGCATACAGCAACGCAATCGGATTGCAAACTGATGGCGGTACGATTCGGGCTAGGGACTCCATGTTCCTGAACTATCCAGTTGCCGCGCATGCTACGAATGGAGGAACCATTGTTCTGAAGCATTGCACCGTGTCGGATTCTTACTATGGTCTTGCTGCTGACAGCGGAGCGAATGCAGAGGCAGCGGGTGCAATCTTCTCTCGCAATTCGTTCCCCGTGATCACCGATAATGGCGGCACAATCAACATCACCCGTGATTTGGACAAGATCGGCAAGACGCACATCAAGGGCAATCGTGCCCCAACTACGGTAATGAATGGTAGTGTTGTCATGGGCGATACCGACATCATTGGTCCTGGTGTTCTTGCAGTCAACGCAAATGTAAGAATCAAGGATTTCGTCCGCATTCTTTCGGATGTGGGTACTAGCAAGGGCGGTGAGACAACAGGAATTGGACAGGGAACAGAGGAAAACAAGTTTGCAGTACTTGCGATTAATTCGAATGTCTCTAGTCCCGACTTGCTCTCTACCACAGCCTTTTCAAAGGGCAAAACAGGCACCGACTTCGTAACAGGAGTCCGAACATCTCGCTTCATTGGTACAGGTCGTGTTCAGGGAATCAACTCCAAGATCGTTATGACAGTCAGTCAGACGAATTTGAGTGTAATAGTTGATACAGCCACACCCAATGAAGTAATCAAGGGAGATTCGGTACAACTTCCGTTCTAATCAATGTTCAAACACGACAAGGACAACATCTATCTGAACGGTCTCAAGGTTCCCCTTGAACTGTTCAAGCGTTTGGAACCCGCCTATCAGCACCCAAACGATCTGATTGTGATGTTTTACGATGGAAAGCGCAGACACTACAGAACCGAGAGCAAGTCTTGGACTGTGGTTGGGCTATGGGAAGATGGGGAGAGATACCTTTCCCGCATAGACGATTTCTTCAGACTGCTTGTCGAAGTCACCAAGGAGAATCAAGAGGTGGCGGCTGATGTGGAAGAAGCCAAGAAAGAGTCCATGCCCGAACCCGACATAAAGGCTAAATATCCTGTGGAGGAAACGCCAAATGTCGAGTTGCAGCAGCGGACTGATCTCAACGAGAGCGGAACTAAGAGAGTACGCACTACGCGCAAACGGTCACCCCGTAGTTGAAATCAACATCGCGGATGAACAGTTGGAGGATCGTCTCAACGATGCTCTCCAATTTTTCTCCGAGTATCACTTTGATGGGGTTGAAAAGGTCTACCTGAAGTACAAGTTGTCCCAAACGGACATTAACAACGGGTATATTTCCTTTACAGCGGACAATGTTCAGTCGGAGACGGCTGATGGATCGGGCTTTGAGGACAGCGAGGCTATTCAGAATAGCCAAGACCCCGAATGCCCCGAGAATGTTCTTTTACAGAACCTGATCGTCAGCGTCACCCGCATTTTCCCATTCACCCAACAGTCGGTGGGTATGTTCGATGTGCGGTACCAATACGCACTAAACGATCTTTATACCTTCGGCACCATTGACTTGGTGCAGTACGACATGACGCAGCAATACCTACAGTTGCTTCGTCAGTTCCTGTCGCCCGATAAGAGCATTCGCTTCAATCGCGTGGCAAACAAATTGTACTTGGACAGCGACAGACGGCAGTTGAATGCGGGAATGTACCTGATCATCGAAGCCTATCGCATTCTTGATCCTCGCGTGTATCCCGAAGTATACAACGACCGCTTGCTGAAGAAGTATTTGGTTGCATTGGTTCGTTGGCAATGGGGAGTCAACCTCTCTAAGTACAACGGCATCAAGTTGCCTGGCGACATCACTCTTGATGGTCAGTCCATGATGAAAGACTCATGGCAGCAAAAAGAAGACATTGAGAAAGAAATCATCCTGAAGGGCGAACTGCCCGTTGATTTCATCATGGGATAAGGAATAAGAATGGCACTCAATCCGTACATCCGTGTCAACACAAAGACATATCAGCCCGAGCAGAATCTTGTAGAAGACCTCACGGTAGAGGCAATCAAGATCTATGGGCAGGAGATGTACTACATTCCCCGCGAGATGGTAACGCGGGACGATCTGTTTGGAGAGTCGCAGTATTCGCGGTTCACCAACTTCAAGATGATCGAAATGTACATGGATACGACTACAGCATTTGAAGGAGGCGATACCTTTACCAAGTTTGGCTTTGAGATCCGTGACAGCGTAAAGTTCACCGTTTCCAGAAAGCGTTTCAAGCGCGAAACAGGTATGGATAGACCCTTGGAAGGAGACTTGCTCTACCTTCCAATCAGCAAGGGTTTGTTTGAGGTGAAGTTCGTGGAGCATGAGAATCCCTTCTATCAGTTGGGCAAACTCTACTCCTATCAATTGACATGCGAACTCTTCCAGTATTCCGAAGAGGACTTCAATACTGGAGTTCCCGAACTCGACGCAATCAACGACGAGACGGGATTCAAAGTCAACCTCAACCTTGGGGGGATCTATGGAACAGGATCTTTTGCAGAAGGCGACAGCGTTTATCAATACGCGAATGGATCAATTACAGGTTCAACTGCGGGAGCGTCTGCGAGGGCGGTGGTCTACTCGTATGAGCCTAGCGTCACTCCGCTCCGAATATCTCTATCCAATGTTGTTGGTACTTGGATCGAAGAAACGGAAAAGGGAGCAACCGCCTACATAACCAAAGCGGGTGTCAACCTGTACGCCCCGATTGTCTCCAAGGATGACACTATGGGCATCCTTGACGAAGCCAAGAACGAAGAGATCGAAACCGAAGCGGACTCCGTCTTCAACTTCGATGAAGCCAACCCATTCGGAGATCCATGATCGATGCTTGAGTATTACTATCACGGTACTGTCCGAAAGGTAGTGGTTGGCTTTGCCTCACTATTCAACAATGTGCATCTCGTTCGCAACGATGCCAACGGCAGCGAGAAAGAGCGCATCCGTGTTCCTATCGCATATGGGCCTCAGCAGAAGTTCCTGAAGCGTCTTGATCGCATCGGAACAGATTTTGATCAGCAGCAAGTCCGCTTGGAGACATATCTGCCGCGCATGGCATTTGAGATCTCGTCGCTTGCTTATGACTCCTCTCGCAAGTTGAACAGCGTACAGCAGACTGTCGGATACAACGCGGGGGATCGCGGATCGCTAAAGAAGCGGTGGGAGCGTGTTCCATACAACATGAACATGACTCTCAGCGCAATGACGAAGAGCATGGATGATTGCTTGCAGATTGTCGAGCAGATTCTTCCGTACTTCACCCCCGAATATGTCTTCACGATCAAGGCAATCGACGGGATGGATATCGATGTGGATGTTCCAATCGTCCTGTCTTCGGTCGCATTGACAGAGGGTGATGACGGATCTTATGGTGATTATTCACAGCGCAAAGTCAACTTTGCAACGATTCAGTTCATTGCCAAGATGTATCTGTATGGGCCTGTCAAGGAAGCCCCACTCATCCTCAACACGAATGTCAACATTTTCGATACAAAGGACTTCTCTCCAAGCACGACATCTACTGCGGCTTTCAAGCCATATGCAGACATTGGGGTATCCGCTGCGGCAGGAATTACTGCGGGTGGTTATGCACCGTCCCTGACGGCAGGATGGACGGGTGCGGGGGCTACACATGCAAGTGTCAGTATTCGTGAGTATCCCCCGACAGCATGGGGAACATAATGACAGGAGGAGCCGTGAGCAACATCGACATGAACATCGCAAAGACTTTGGGAATCGAAACAAATCCCGAGCCAACTGAAATAGTCCCCGTCAAGGCAATTTCGGTAGACCATCAATACAATCCCACCGATGCAGACAGAGATTATGACGAGGTTCGTCGCAACCTGAAATGCATCATCGAAAAGTCTCAGGAAGCAATCGAAGGGATCAGCGAGTTGGCACAGGACAGCCAACAGCCTCGCGCATACGAGGTCATTGCCCAACTGATTCAATCCTCTCTTGAAGCCAACAATCGACTGATGGATCTTCATCGTCGCATGAAGGACATCAAGAAAGAAGAGAAGGGCAAGACAACCACGGTTACAAACAACTCAATCTATGTCGGAAGCACAGCCGACTTGCAGAAGATGATTCGGGAGCAGAAGAAAGCCCTCGACAGAGGTGATATCGTAGATGAGCAATGATCATGAAACATACCTAGGCAACCCGCTTCTCCAGGGTGCTTATGTAAAGCAAGAATTCACGAACGAGCAGTTGGAGGAGTACATCAAATGCTCCGAAG